ACCCAATTTATCGCATATTTATGCTTCAAATCCTCTATCAATTCATACAAAGTCTCTATTAAAAATTTCTTACTCATGTTTTTCACTTAAAATTTTCTTATAAATATTCTCAAAATGAGGTAACTTCCTGCTTCTAGGAGGAAGTAACCCTATTTTAATTTTCTTGTTTATTTCCCTTTTAACAAACTGGTCAATCAGTTTCGCATAAACCTTGTTTTCTTTCAGTTTCTTCTGTGAGAAATAGCCCGCATTCAACAATTCTTTCACTTTCGATTCAGTTTCTGGCTTCAATATCTTTTCTTGGATGGATTGTTTCATTACTTTCTCGATAGTTGGAGTTTTAGCTATCTCATAGACCACTTTATCCAGCCAATCCTTAGGAATGCGAGAGTTGATTTCGGAGAGTTCTCTTGAGATTTGAGTTTCAGATATTTCCATAAGTTTGCAGGTTTATCGGATTGTTCCCTCTATCAATGGCATCCATATTCCTCGGCGGTATCATTTGGCCTCTAGCTACTTCTAGCTCTTCTTTCTCACCTTGTCTGATTCTCTCTTGCGCCGCCTCCAATCCTTTTTGATTAAAAATGACCTTTGCTTCCTCCACAGCTTTGAAGAAAATGACGCCATCCGATGAACCCAAGAATTTTATCTTTTCTTTGTCTTGTCCGATTACTTGATTTCTCCTGCGATAAATTCTATGAGCTTCATGCTCTTTGGCGAAAATGATTGAGCCGTTTTCTTTCTCGAAGAAATATATTCGTTCGGGATTCTCTCTTTTCATATTCATGCTTGCGTATAGTGGTTTCTCTGGTATTTCAGAGGGATTCATAATTTCACTATAACACAAAACCGCCAAATGGCGGTATGTGTTTCGGATTTTAATTTCTCTGTTAAGAGACCTATGAACCCAAAAATGCGTTAGAAGAGTTCAAAAGCACGGCCGCAGGTTCTCGAAGAACCGCCACTCCATACTTTATATCGCATACAGTGAGCATACCCAAGTTTCGGATAGCATTCTCTGCTTGCACTCTGATTCTAGCACCGCCTCTGTTCTGCACAGCGAAACCAAATGCACTCTTGTGGAGTAGCAGGTTTCGATATGTCTGAAGACCAGAAACAATATTAGAAGTCGTGTAAACAGGGATTCCATACAGTACACCCTTGTAATTCAAAGCATATCCCTCTGAACCGAAGTTACCGGTAGATACCGGACCTCTCGAATCAGCCGGCCCAACTGAATACTGTTGATAGTATTTAGTAACCGAATGTAATTGATTCCAATAGGTGTAAGGATGGAAAAAGAATGCTGATTCTGAAAGTCTATATTTACCATTTTCCAACGAGTAGATACCCTGTCGGATTTCTGCATCTGAAAGCACAGTTGCTGTGTCTCCAATGGCATTAGTTGATATAGACGACCAGAGTCCTGCAATCGCTTGCTCCAATGCTTCTGCTAGAAGATTTCTAGCTTCTCTTGCATACATCTCGTTGACATCATATTTCGAGGCAATTTGAACTAAATCCTTATCGCCGATTATGAATGCCACATATTGATGCGTGTTGATTGTAAGGGTCGTGTCAACTTCTGCAGGTGAAGCAGTGGTGATTTCAGCTCCTTGAGTAGACTGTGTGCTGACAGTTAAGGCATTAGTGAACAAATCTGGCACATGGAATATATCAGAACCCTCAACAGCAAAGCTGGAGAGGTCGGTTACGAAGTTAGCCAACACAGTGTCATTGAAAGTTTTTTCATTGACAATGGTTGTCCATGTTTCAGATATCACTGCGGCCAAATCTGACGCTGTGAAAGGGTCAGTTGTAACTACAAACATCTAAGTCTATTTAGACCAAAGATTATTTTTTCGTGATTGCATTAGTTATTGTTCCCCAGTTCGCTTTTCTTTCCTCCTGCGTCATTTGTCCGAAAGTTTTACCTCCCACAATTGGCGCCCGATTAGAAGAGGATGGCGTATTTGCTTCATTAGCTTTCTTTCTTCTCATTCCGTCCAATCCAGCTTGAAAGAAAGGATTTTTCAAAGCTAAGTCAGGGTCAGAACCATTTGCAAAGTTAAAAAGAGTATCAGTTTCTTCGGGAGATAACCCATGAGAATAACCGAACTGTCGTTTCTTTTCGGTCATCTTCAATTCGGCGACATCCTTTACAACCTGTTCCTCAATCTTTGGTTTTTCTTCTTGTAATGATGGAAGTTTAGATTTGGCGATTCTCGCTTCTTCTTCGGCTCTCTTGGCCCTAGCGGTAAGTTCTTTGCGAGCTTGAGTTTCTTTGATTCTTAGCTCTCGCTCTTCTTTCAACTTAGCCGTTAATGCTTCGGTATCTTCCGTGCCGTCGAGATTTATTTCTTCAAGAGTCTCGTTCTCTTGCTGATTCATGCCGTCAGCTGGCTCATTGTTTTCTTCAAACATATTTGTTGATTTATGCCTTCAACTGGCAGTGCAGGAACTTGCTTACCTGCGAGCTATAATGAATTTAATATATCACCTTTTGAGGTGTTTGAAATACTCTACCTGTTTTAATCTCTTTAATGCTCCTTTTCTTGTCCTAGAAGCACCGAGATTTTTACCAGAATGCGACACCACTTTATATCCCGAACCAGTTTTCTTTATCATGTTATTCAAATTCATGTACATCCTGTGGGTCGTTATCTCCAGAATATATCCTAATCTTAGCTAATAAAAAGGATTCAATGCAATCAATTACTCCCAACCTCACTTCATTTTGTATCTCTGGCTTGACATTTTGCGTTAAGGGAGTTCTGACATCGGCTACAATTCGGCAAACCTCCTCCAATGTTTCACGCAATATTCTGCCAGTTGTCCCTTTTGAAAGTCTCTGCAATCTCTTGTCTAAATTCTCCGTCCTCATAGATTCATATTCGGAGTTGTGGGTTGATTTAGAGTTGAAGGTTGAACAGGACTAGGAATTGCTTGCTGTTGTTGCGGTATTTGCTGTTGTGCAGGTTCTATACCGACTAATACATCGAAGTTCTCACCGGCATAGGCGAGAATCCTCTTAAGAATCTTATCGGCTCTAGGGTCTTGTCTTTGTGCTAATTGTGTATATAGATTAGTGAGTGTTTCTATCTTCTTCGGCAAATCAATTTCTTCTCCCGTTATCGTGAGAGTAAGTCTTGACTCAAACGAGTCATAAAATTCTTCATTCAAGTGAGCCGATATGAAACGAGATGAATTCAATTCCCTTTCCACATCCTGTTTGATTTTATCAATATTTGGCATTCTGCCGGCTAACAGCTCATCCTTGATTATTCTATTTTCATTATCAATCCTAACAATCTGCTTCAATGCTTCAAATCCTTCTTCATCAGAGAAGAGCGAAAGGATATGTTCTCTGTTTACGGCTTTCTTGAACTCTGGCTCTACAAATTTCTCCACTACTCGCTTCATAAAAAGTCCCAACTTTTCTCTTTTCAAATCAAAATGAGAGTTGACTGCATTTGATAGCACAACTCCTAGTCTGAATGGCGTGCCACTTGGTAATGATTCTCCAGTAGCTACTTCATAGGTAAAAGATTTCTGGTCGGAGTTCTTCTCTAAAATAGCGTTAAACGCATTAAAATCGGCCAGAGCGCGGTTTCCCATGTCTACTTGAGTAATCTGACCATTAACTCCTACTTGAAGCACTGTGCCATCTTTAACATCACGCACCAAGTTCTTTGCGATTCCATCATCCATAGACTGAAAGATTTTCTTAGATGACCAAAGCAATTGTCGGCGGAAAAGATTGAACGCTATATTTGCACCAACTTGGTTCTCAATTTGATTCTCAATCTCTCCTATACCCATCAGTCGGCCATGCTGTCTCGCCCACCTTTCTTCTTCAAATTCATCTCTGTCAGACTCTTCCAAATATAGAATGTTGCCGTTGTATTTTCCTTCAGTATTTTTCTCGGCTGTGCAAATGGCTACCGCTTCAACCCAATCATCCCAATCATCATTAGATACTGGCATTCCTTTAAATTCATTTAGCAAAGCTCTTGGCACTTTTCCATATCTCTCAAACACATCGGCAGTTTCATTTCCCTTAATTTTTAATTCATCTGTTTTCCAAGCAGGCATATCTTCCATTTCAGAGCGAGTCATTTTTGCATGCTCCAAGATTACAAAGCTCGCCTTATTCAAACACTCGGCATCCTGCTGATTTCTAAGTATTTGCAGTGGGACATCTTCTACACCCCCTTTTATTTTCCTTGAGACCACCCAGCCATATCTTGGGAACTTCTCAACATTCGTGTTTAGATATTCTCCAAAGTAATTTTCCTTAGCCCAATCTCGAAATTCTCTGCTCATGAAATCACAACCGAAAATAGCAGATTTCGAGCCGCCGTCAGTTGGAACATAATTAAAATTCTTTACATCCAAATCAATTTGCTTGGAAGCAACATCGGCTCTGAAGCGGCAGATATTTAAAAATATTTTTCTCTGATTTTCCGAGTCTAACGCACCGCTTTCAAATTTTGAGTTGTAGTAAAGGTCAATGAGATTTATTGTTTCCCATTGACTGAACTCATAATTCTTAGATTGTTTGCTCAAATATCGAACACTCTCTCCCTCTTGCTTCGTTCCGGCTATCTTGATTTTTTCAGTAAAGAAGTCATCAAGTTCTTTGTGAATTTGAGCGTAGATGTTGAAGTCCATAAAAAAATTATACCACCTTTTTATTCATAGCTAGTCTGCTCCTGTTTATCCTCAAGCATGGATGAAAGAAATTTTAACGAAGTCGGCTTTGGCATAGGGTTCTGTGGGATTTCCCAGACAGAAAGCGCCAGTGAGAAAATCATATCGTCATGCAGATTCTCCGGCACTCTGATTACAGTTTTGCCTCTATCCCCAACTAATTCGTATCGCATAGAATTGAGTTCATCAATTAGAAGTTCATTCTCCGGTATTTTGATTTTATTCTGTTCCAATTTCAGTTGCAGATTGACAAGTAAATCTTTACGAGTAGTTTCCGTGAATTTATACGGATAAATATTTTTTATTCCTCGATTTAATAAGTCGTCGAAGATTGGGTCGCCAAGTCCTGTTGAGTCCATGATTATCTCTGGCTTCCAATATCTCAAATACATCGCCTCTATCTTTGCTTTCTGCAAGTTCCAATCAATCTGATTGAATCTCTCAATCTCGACTATTTTGAAAGTCATCAAGTCTAAAATGGTCAGCACTGTGTAATCTTGATGTTTACCCAAGTCCACTCCCATTTTGTATTTATGAGTTGGGTCCGGCCTCAAATCTTCCACATAAATATTGCTTCTGATATTTCTGAAGAATGCGCCAGCTCCCTCGATAAATTTGCAGTAGAACTCTTGGTCGTATAAATCTTGCGGCATTTCTTTTTTCTCCTGCAAAAGTATTTCGGCATTAATCGCTTGTGTATCCTCTACTGTTAAAATCTGGGAAAACCACTTATCCGAATTTTCTCTGGCTGTCAAAAGTAGGTCATGAGCATGATTCATACCTCTTGGAGTAAATTCAAATACAGCCCAGCCGTCATTCTCGGCCAGTATCGGTCGAAAGAAATTCCATGCCTGTGGTTTTTGCAGAGAATATTCAGAAAAGACAATACCGACTGGGTTAATACCCATTAAATCGTTGTAATCATCTGTGCCGGCTAATCTAAAGATTGAACCGTTCTTTAAAACTATTTTCTTCTCTGTCTCATTTTTATTCTCAATAAGTTCCTTAGGAAAATGCTCAAGGAAAGGCATGCCGTCTTTTCCAATACCTTCCCAGATTACTTTCTTGGCTTCTTCTTTTGTGGGAAAGAAGTAGTAATACGAGCCGATTCGCTCATACATTCTCTTAATCAAGAAATTGAAACTTGTTTTATCTTTTCCGCTTCTTCTATGCCAAACCAATACAGCTCTTTTAAAGCCATCATCCATTGCTTTAAGGAAAGGAAGCTGGTAACTGCGGGGAGTAAATTTATGCGGCAGTTGAATTTGAATCGTCTCCATATTTCACGAGCTTTATTGTGATTTCTTTTCCTAGAGAAGTTAAATCGGCTTTGGTGTCAGGGTTGCCTTCTGCCATCTTCCATATCTCATGCTTAGGTAATCCTTCTAGCCATTCATCTCTTTCTTCGTCTGTCATTCTTGAGAGAAAATCTCTAACATATTCTTTCATGGTTATGCCCTTAGGTCTTCCTTTTGGGTTGCCAGATTGTCCTTTTTTCCAAAGCCACGGCCGGTCATTGTTTTTTGTCTGATTAACAGATTCATTATCCATAAAAAATATGGCTAGCGGAATAATACTCCACTATACCATATTTTCTTTTATTTTACTAAAACCAGAGTCCAGCTGTTTTCATGAGCCAAACTATCACCGCAAGGATTACTATCACCAGAACCACTGTCGAAATCGGAGAAGGTAACAATGGTATCAAATACGCAATTATGAGCCATGCCACGAATGCCATTACGAGGATTTTTATGATTAAATCCATAATTATTCAAATTAGCTGATAATGATTTCTGTTCTAGGTGAGATTTTATCATAGAGCTTTGTAGTGGATAGAGTCTGTATCTGTGAATCATCAGTGAATACTATCC